TTACGCCGAACCACTGTCGCCGGTCGCTGACGCCGAACCCCTGTAGCCGGTCGCTGACGCCGAACCACTGTCGCCGGTCGCTGACGCCGAACCCCTGTAGCCGGTCGCTGACGCCGAACCACTGTCGCCGGTCGCTGACGCCGAACCCCTGGATCGCGCCTCGATAAAAGATAGTCTTTCTTTCATCGTGAACGCCATTGCTCCGGCCTGCGTTCCGCAATAAACAACGTTTGCGCAATCACCATCCACGCCTGGCACAACCTTCACCTTGCCGCCGAGATCGATGACATTCTCCGGCTTGGCAGTGAAGACGAGCCAAACCCCTGACGCCATCGGGTCTTTCCCAGCGCTGATAAATAATCCCAACGGCCATCCGAATAGACCACCGCTGTCGCAATCCGCTTCGCGACTCCATTTGTCAGGCTTCACCGGTCCAGCCTTCGGCCATTTGAATTCCTGATAACTCGTCATATCTGGATTCACGCATTTGACCATTTCCACGACGCCCGATGCATTCACCCACTGATGTGCAGGCGTTTTTAAAGTGTTTTTACTCATGTGTTTTTATTGGTGGTTAACGGCAGTTAAGCCGCTTTTTTTATTGGGGCGGTGTCGGTGAGATTGGGTTCCACGTAGAACGTTTCGTCCTGCGTAACCTTCACTCCAATCGGATCGAGGACTTTTGCCTGGAGGCTCGCTTTGTCTTTTTCCGCCGCCGCAAATTCGATGATGGCTTCCTTGTCCACTTCCGCCGTGGACCGCACAAAACTGAAGGCACGCTCCTGGATGGCTGTTAAAACTTTTTTCCAGTTCCATTTGCGGTTTAAGAGTTCAACCTTGGGAGTGCCGGTGCGGAAGCCGAGCGTGCCACTCAGGAAATCAATACTCTTGCGGTCCTTGGGAAACTCAGCGGGATTGGCCAGCGCCCAAATTTTCAACGATTCCATCCGCGCCGCATTGGCGGCTTGCATCACCGCCAGGCCGGATTCGTATTCCTTTTTGACGGCGAGAATTCGCGCATCCATCTCAGCCGTCACTTTCAGGATGGCGTTGGTGCTCGCGGCCATAGCGCCAACCATGGCCTCAGCCTGCGAGCGATTGAGGATGGGCGGCAGCTTTGCCTTGATTCTATTTTTACTCATAGGATTTACTTGGTTATGGTTTTTTAACGGTCGTGGAATTGGTGGCGGTCGCTTCGCGTTCAAGACGTTCCAGGCAGGCATCGCAGCAACCATGCGTGGTCTGCCACGCCAGCGGATTGCCGCTGGTCCGGCGCATGGGCTGGCACCACGCACAGACGTGCCGCCAGGAAACCCAATGCCACAGGACCAGCGAATGAAACACCAGCCACGCAAGCCAGCCGCCGCGCTCCTGCATGGCGGCTTCAGGATCGGGTTGAACAGGAGGCAACGGAGTCAACAGAGTTTTCATGGCTTCCTCGCTTTCTGTTTACGGAATTCGTTGATGGCGTGGCGGGCGCTGGTGATCGCGTCAGATTCAGAGTCGTACATCCGTGCGGTGCGCTCGCGATGGATGGGGTCGCCATCCACCCAAATTTTCAAGCTATACAAAGTCCGCGAATCTAAAGCCACTGCCTCCTCGTTGATTTCTATGATGGTTTGGCTTCTCATGGCCGGGTTCCTTTCCGCTTGGGGTGTTCGAGCAAAATGACTTTGTAAAAATCTATGAGGTCGCCGAGTTCCAGCGATTGCAACCAGGCGCGATACGCCTTGTGCGTTCTGAATGGCGACGTGGTGTCGCGCTTTACGATCTCATCAATTATCGCGCGCTGTCTCAACAGGTCGCGGGCCGTGGGGCTGATGGCTTCCAGGATGCTCATGCTCGTGATCTCCGGTTAAGATGGCTTCTCCATCTTCATCAGGCTGTTGTGCGCATCCACCACCAGGCCCCAGGAGAGATTTTGTTCTTCCGCCACGGCCAGCTTTTGCGCCATGCGCAGGATCAGGAGCCACATGCCGAGCGCCTCGCTATCGATCATCTTCGTCTCGATCTCGCGGGCGATGCCGCTGCTCGGCTCCAGGTCATAGGCGGCGGCAAACGTGTTGAGATCATCACGCGATGGGCTGTTGGGCAACTGCATCGCGCACAGGCGGCGGCGTTTGGTCTGTTTCAAAACCAGCGCGACCGCGCCGTCTTCCATCGCATGCCTGAAAACGTTGGTGGCGCAGAACACCACGCCGCATTTTTTGCGGTTAAAGATTTCGCGGATGAACTCAATCGTCCCTAACGCGCTCTTCGACACTCCGGGTTGTCCCGGTATCGCCCGGTGCGCCTCATCCACGATTAGCAGCATCCGGTCGTCGAAAGACTCGATGATGCGATGCCGCATTTCCCGCAGGCGATTGCCGGTGCCGATCTTCAGGATTTCCGCCAGATGGATCATGTAATCAACCTTGCCGCCGCCCGCCGGCATCTCCGTGTAGATCGTGCTGCCGTGGTTATTGCGCACCTGGTACTCCTCCAGCGCCGCCGATTTTCCGATTTGCGAATCAGCGAACAGAAAACCCATGCGTTGGAACTCGCGCGCGAGGTCGCACACATCCCACATCTTGGTGGCGAGCTTCGTCACGATAAACGGCAGCTTGCGCGATTCCTTCCGCTTCCCTTCCAGGTCGATAAAATCCTTCATCGCCTTCGCGATGCCGTCCACCTTCGCGCCGTATTTTCCGCGAAACACCGTGCCGATGGCCGCATCGCCGAACTTGATGAGCTTGGCCAACTCACGGTTGCTCAGATCGTGCTCGACCGCGTAGGCGTGAAAACCACGGATGGCGCTGCGTTGCCAGTCCGGCAGGTCCGCCGTGGCTTTGAAAACCACATCGCCTGGGATGCGTTGGCCGCGAAAGGCGGCGATGCCGCCTTTTGTTTCCTCGGACTGGATGTCCTCAGTTTCTTTACCGTGTTCTGGATGTGACGCTGCATGCATGCTCTTGATCTCCTATGGTTGTTGTTTGTTCAGTCGTGCTAAAAAGTCTGACCCATCGTCTTCCGGTTCGGCTTCGACGGCCGGCGCAAGAATGGCGCGCTCGGCTTCGTTCATTCTTCGGATTGCTTCCGGCGTCATCTTTGCTATATGGCGAGAGGCACGCAGGGCCGTGGTGTTTGCGTTCACGTCCGCCAACATCTCCCGCGACTGTTCGCGGCCCGCGTCGGCCAGCGGCTTGAGCAGCTCTCGCTTGATCTTCTCAGCCGCGCCCACTTGTCGATGCAGCGCGTCAGTATCGTCCTTGCGCACGCGGCCCCAATGTTGCAGCACGCCCAGCCAACGGCCGTCCGCCGCGTAGATGAAGAGTTCGCCGGGCGCGCATGGGTTCACCACGCAATCAAATTTATCTCCCGGCGCGAAGTGATGCGCCAGATAACGCAACGGCGATGGCGAAACGGCCGCGTCGTCAAACTCCACCAGGTGTTGCCGGTTCACGGTGACCGGCTCTTTGCGGCGCGCGTGATACAACATCAGCGCGATCTGCTCCCCGCGAAAACGGGTAAGCCGTTTGCTGCCGCGCGCGAAGACTTCCATCGGCGAGCATTTGCGCGGCGCAGTCGTCGCCAGCGCGGTCACGGCGGCTTGTTGTTCCGTTGACAAGCCGGCCAATTTTGCGAGCCACGCGGCTTCGCTGAACGTGCCGGCTGGCGTCTCGTAATCCGTCGTCGTCAAACCCGCTTCCACGTAACCCTCAATGTCGTGGACCTGACGGCGGTTGATGCGGTCCATCACCGATTCTACGAGCCATTTGGCTTGGGTGACTTCCAGGAAGCTGTGTTTGAGTTTTGCCAGCACCGTCATCGGCAGCACCGCCATGGCCGCGAGCAATTGGTCCTCCGTCTTTTGCCGTCCAGCCAATTCTTCAGGGGCATTTAAACGGGCGTTAAAACCCGTTTGACCGGGGAACTCGATCATGTCCGCCGTCTCGTTATGGATCAAGTTACCGAGTGATTCCAACGAAGCCTTGAACCGGAAATTCCCCTTGCCGCGCCCGAGATATTGACCGGCAAACGCCCGCTCACTGGTCACTTCTCCCACATGCACACACACCCGCCCGCCGCTCAGGTCGTACAGCTTTTGCGCCAGCGCCTCGCGGATCACCGCCGTGCCCGCTTCCACGATCAACGTCGTGCCCGCCTCGCGATAACCAAACGTGCCCAGCACATGCGCGACCAGGAATAACATTTCATCCTCCGCCAGGTTCGTGGCCGTGCCGTCCTCGCGCCGCAAACGCGGCTTCAAACCCCGCGCGAACTGGCACGCGCTGAACAGATCGTGCGCATGCAATTGCAGCAACCGGCTCCGCTGCCGTGAACCCAATGTCACGACTTCAAAGTCATGCCACATATCGTCAAACATGAAATACTGGCCTACCTCCAAACCAACTCGCGTGGTGAACACCAGCGGGCGGCAATCTGCCGCTGCTTTGATACCGATGCGCGCCGCTTTTTTCTCGAACGGCGTGGGCGTGTATTTGCGGAAGTTGCTCTTGCTCCACGCGGCTGGCAGCCGATGCCGCTCCGTTCCATGTGGAACACCGGGGATGGCCTGCCCCGCAAAAAACATGCGGATCAACTTGCGATACGCCGGCGCATCCTTGCGCGCATTCTGCAAACAAAGGTCATGATAAAACGCACCCGTTTCTGGATGCAAATCTACCGCCCGTGCCAGGCCAAACTGCGGATGACGGCTCGCATCCACCAGCGCGCGCCAACCGCGCTTTTGCCAGCCGTAATATTTGCGCAGGGCCGTCTGCATGCTCACGCCCAGGTCACGCGCAACTTGCGCCACCGCCCGCGTGATCGGCGGCGTCACCTTTTCGAGCGCCCGTTGCCACCGCTCCACTTCCTCCCGCTGGTCGGCGGGGATCTGTGCCAGGTCCAGAAAACCAATGCTCATGATCGCGTTTGAGTCATTCATAATCAGAGAGTCTTCCAAAATTCCTTCGCGGCTTTCACGTCACGTTTACCGAGGGGGGTTTTTAGCCAGTGATGGATAAGCTTGGTGCGCCGTTCCAGGTCGCTGAGCGCGACCGATAGCGCGTTATCATCCAGGAGCAGCAACTCCTCCTGAACCTTATCCAGTTCCTTGATCGCATGGCCCACGCGGCTCATCACCCACTTGCGCCGCTGCTCAACTGTTTTATGGCCGTGAAAGCCGCCCTCACACCCCGCCGTGCGGCCACGCACAGATTCCATGTTGCCGTTTTCATCCACGCGGGCTTGTTTAAACTCCACAAACAACTCCAACTGTGTTTTGCCGTTGATAATATTGAGGAGGGAGGAGGGCAATTCTCCGGCGTGGGCAAATTGTGGAAAATCCACAATTTGAAATTTACCCTTCTCGGAAACATCCCTCGCCAATCGCATGTACGTGGCGCAGGTGTTCCAAGGCACAGAGGGTAGGTTTTTTTCGAGCCACCGCCCGAACTCACCGTGCGGAATGCTCTTGTCCTCTTTGCCGCGCGTCTTGATATGGATGAGGCACAGCCCCAGCCAAAGAGCTTTTTTTGTGGAGTCGAGAAACGTCTCATGGATGGCAGAGGCGTTCTCGGTCAGAATTTCAATCGCTTCCGCGTGCCAGGCGGGGGCTGTTTTTTGTAGCTTGCTGCTCACGCGGAAAACCCCCTCTCGCCACCGTCGCAACACTCCAGAACCATCCGCACTCTTCTCATATCCTCCAGCTCGTCCGCCTCACCCATGTCCGCCAATTTCAGGAAGCTTTTGTAATCGTCCCCTGACAATGACTGGCTGGCCGCCCAGGTGATGAAAAAAGCCCGTATCAGAAGCTCCGTGCCGGCCACGCCCATTTCTTTATCGAAAAGTGCCCGCGCTTTTTCCCGCAATGCGGCATGGGCCGTGGCTAATGATTGAATGTTCATAATCAGTCGATGGGTTTAAGGACTTTCCAGAATTTGCGATGCGCCACACTGCCCTTCTCAACAAAGAGAAACGTGTTTTCCGTCGCGCGGAGAATCGCTTTAAGTTGAGCCAGCGACTTTACTTTGCGCAGATCCACCTCAAGATGGTTGGAATTGAACCAGTGCACACATTCTTCCTGCCCTTTGTCGCTGGCGTAATACTCAGACATTGAGTCGCCACACCCGTATTCACATTCCGTCTGCCCTTCTGGTAGTTCCTTTCCACATTTCCAACACGTGCTCATGATTGCTCCTCTTGATCGCCCGTGCGGCTCGCACCCAGTTCAGCGCGGGTTAGGTTTCTGCCTGGCCAGGGGAAAAGTTTTAACGGCCCATCCCGATGCGGTTGCAACGCCCAAAAGAACCGACCGCAATCGCACCGCACCAATTCGTAGTGCATGAGATATTGCCCGCACCGCTCGCCACAGGGACACTCCGTGGAAATAAAAGATGACTTTGCGCCTGCTGCCTTGTCTGCGGTTAAAGCCAGCGCGCTCATATACTCTCCCCCACTTGCCGTTCGCCGATGAATTCGGAAAAGCTTTGCGCGGTGATGACCGCCTCGCCGCCATGGCCGCGCCGAAACGTCGTCTTGGGCACCAGCTCCAATTCATCGGCATTGACCAGGTCGATGACGATCTCCGAGGAACAATTCAGCGCGCGCTGGATCTCGCCGTTCGTCAGGATCGGTTTATCGTGCGGCAAAAGAAACCGGAGGATGGTGGCAAATTCCAACCCCTGCGCCTTGCCGGTGTTTTTGAAATGGTCCAGCGAGGCGCAGAGGAAACGCAGTTCGCGCCGCGCATCGCGTTCCACGGCGATATTGAACGCGATCAGCAGCCCACTGGAGAGCAAGTCATCCACCTGGAGCGCATCCCGGTCGAGGATGGCCATCGCGCCATTGAGGTCCACGGTCGGACGGAAAGTCGGGTCGCCCAGGTTAAACCATTTCTGAAACGTCGGGAGCGGGCGTTTCAAATAGTTTTGGGTGGCGATTGAAGACATTAGTATCTCGTGGTTCGTGGTGAAGGTTTGCCGGTCCATTTGAGCGACTTGTCACATTGGCGGCAGTGCGTGAACGCTTTCTCCGACCATTTGCTTGATCCAATCTTCCGCTGCCGGAAATAGACGAGCCCGCAACAAGTCAGACGTTCCTTCTCGAACACGCGCGGCAATGGTGGAAGTTTGGCGACGGCGGGTTTAGCTGACCGCGTCCATTCCTTAACGGCCTTTTCCTTTACCACCCGATTAACGGTCAATGAATCGGCAATCCGCCGCGCCTGGATCACCGGATCAACCTCGCGGTGAACGTCGTCAAAAATCTTTTTTAAATCAGCGTTCATCAGCGGGTTAACTGGCGGCAAATTCCGTCTGCGCTTCGGCGACGTGGATGATCGGTTCAGGGTCAAAGGCAAACGGCACTTTGCCCGCCACCGTCTTGCGCAGGCTGTCGATGGCTTCGCGCTGGTTGTTCAGCAGCGTGCGCGGCTGCGTGAGAAAATCGGTCATGAAGTAAAGCGCCCATTCGTTGAGCGGTTCCGGCAGCGCATACAACAGCGGGCTGCGCGTCATGATGAGCGATTCCAGGTGGCGGCAAAACGTGAGCCGTTCCAAATCCTCCTCTGGCAATCCGAGGTTCCGGTCGTGCGTGTCGTGGGTGATGGTGTTCATATTTTGGATTTGCGATTGCCGATTGCCGATTTACGATTGGCGGATGAATTCCCCCTGGGATCAACTGGCGTTTCTGATGAAGGACACGCACAAACGTTTTTCGGCCCACGAATACACCGGCCATGTGGTAGGCGACCTTTACAACCCCGAAGCACTTGAAGAATGGCTGCGCGACAAAGATTCAGAACTCGCCGAAAGATTGGAAACCGTGATCCAGGAATACGCCCAGACGGGCCAGTGGCCGGAAGTGACGTGGCACGAGGCACTGCTGATTGTGATCCGGGCCGAACACGCGATTGATCTGCTGCGCCTGATAACGGTACGGCAGGGCAATGAAGATTTGGTGGTGCCAAACGCACGTATTCCACAACCAATCCTGGTCTATTGGTTACTGCAAAATTCGTGGCTGGATTGCCGCGACCGTTCGTATCCACACGTTGCGCGGCGGCTTGTGGGTAAAACTTAGAACTCACGCCGGGCCTCCGTTCAGGCCCAGGGCGGTCTTTATCTTGTCGGCCACGTCCAACCGGCCAGCGGCCACACAACGGGCGATCACCGCTTCTTGCGCGGCCACATGGCCCGCCACAAATTCCGCGCTGAATGTCCAGCCAAACGCCGTGTTAAATTCCTCCATCGCCAACGCAAGTGATTTCAGGTTCACGATTGGCCTCCGGGGTTGGAATAAAATTTCAGGGGCAGTTCCCGCTGCATCTGTTCCAACTCCTCCAACATCCGCAACTCGCGCTCAGCCGCTTTGCGCACCGGGCTTTTAGAGGGGAACTGAGAAATGAATGCGCTCAGCAAACGGATGCGCTTTTGCGGCTCATTCTGGTAGGCGGTGGCGGCAGCCTCGAAAATGATTTGTTCAGAATTAAACATTGGCGATCTCCTTAATGCGGCGGCGCACACGGGGAAGCCGCTCGGGTTCGTTGCAAACAGTATGGATTGACCAAGGACTACACGGCACACGGCGAGCCAAATCGGTGAGCGTAAAAATACCGAGGCCAGCCAGATTTTTCCGCAGTTCTTTTTTATTGATTCTTTGGCTCATAGGCGTTAGAACTTTACTTGCTAACGACACGTTAGTTAGTTTCTAAAGGAAGTCAACAGAAATTTTAGTTATTAAAGTCATGGAGGGATTAAAGAACCAAACACAAATCAGGTTCGCGGACCTGATCCAGGAAATGAAGCTGCGCGGGTTTAATGCCGCCCGCGTTTCAAAGCTCTTGGGCAAATCTCACGCGAGCGTCAGCCAATACCTCGCCGGTAATTCCACCCCGCCACCGGGCGTAATGTCTTTATTAGAAAGAATCGTGGCGGAGGAAATTGCCAGGGAACACGTTCAAAGAATTGAAGCTTCCAGCAACCAATCAGACGAGCTGCGCGATCAATTAACCGATCTGGCCCGGAATAATCCCGATGGCTTTGCAGCCGCCAAGGTAATGATCAACGCCTTGCACCAGGGCTTGCCGCCAGAAAGAAAAGTGACCTATGGCCGCCCCATGGTTCTCCATGCAGAAAAAGACACCGACCGCGCCAACGCCGGTGCGCCAGCAGCCAACGAGATCGCCCGGGCCATGCCAGATAAAAAGAAGCGCCGCAACGGCAACCAGCCCAAGGCGTCATGAAAACTCTTCCCATCCTTTGCCTGGCCGCGCTGCTCACCGGCTATGAAGATGCCAGTGCCCAAATCGCCCGGCACAAATTCTACTACGGTCCGCTGCCATCTGTCCCATATCAACCTCCGACGCAGGAAGAAATCACGGATTCCTACCTTCAATCCAAAAAGATTTATTTTGTTCCCCGCGACCCGTGGCGGGAAATTGGTGGCCAAACCACTTACGCCCAAGGTAGCAACTGGGTTCAATTCGTCGGTCGGGTTTTGCAATCGACCCCGGACGGCATCCGGGTAAAAGGCTATTACGGGACTCCTATGCAATTGCCAGATAATCTTTACGAGCCGTTTCTGGTTAGATCAGATGACAAAACGCAATTACTGGTCCCGGACAATGAAGAATTCTTTATCCAGGGTTTTCCCTATCAACTCGCCGACAACGATTTCATTTCCTGGCCATCCAGACTTGTTGCGCTCAATGACGGCGTCTATAGCTATGGCACTGTCGGCGGCTCAACGCGAACACTGCACAAGCTCACTTATGGTCGAGTCGTACAAGCTCCCATCGCAGCGGAATTAACACCGGAAGAGAAAGCGGCCCAAAGCAAAAAACTGGCGGATGAAAAAGCGGCGGCGGAAAAAAAGGCATTGGACTGGAATCAAAAGCAAGCAGATGCCGGGGATGCTTATGGCCAATGGCGCATGGGGCAACGTTACCTTACAGGAAACGGGGTGGATAAAAACATCACTAAGGCGCGGGAATATTTTTCCAAAGCCGCCGACCAGGGCAATCCCGATGCCAAAAAAGCGCTGGAATCATTCTCGCAAGACGATTTAACGGCATCCAAAAAATAATCCGTGACAATTCGCGGAATCCGCGTAAGAGTTTTCCCCGAACCCCAAAGCGCATAAGCCATGCCCTTTGGGGTTCGCGCTTTTTCAAGCGCGTCGCGCCAAAGCGGAGCGAAGGCGGATCAGTGAAATTGGAAACGGTTTCCACTTTCAACCCGGACGCCCGCGATTGTTCCACAAGGAACAGTGTGTGAAACCGGGATAATGGAAACGGTTTCCATTTTCTCCCTTGCCAAATCTTCGCCAAAACCGCCCAGCGGTTTCCCCAATTCAAAGAAGTGTGGTTAAGTCGCCATTGTGTTTCTCTCGGGCAGTGGCTGGCGCGCGGTTTCAAAGGTTCCCTCCTGGCACCTCGCGCCAGCCTTTTCCCTCAAACCCTCGCCACGTTCCGCGTGGAAATCACCCCAATCCCATGACCATGAAAAAAATTAAGTCTCTTTTTTGTATCGGCCTTTGCGCCGCCCTCACCGCGTGCGCCTCGCTCAACTCCACCGTCTTCCAGGCGGAAAACCTCGCGGCAGATGCCGCCACGGACGCCACGCATGCGTTCAATCAATATTATCATTCCGCCACCAACAATCTGGCGGATAAAGCCCTGGCGAATCTCGAATCCACCCGCACGCAGGTTTATGCGGCGGATGAAAAGCTGAGCGATTATCTCGCCACGCTGGATGGCCTGCGCCTCGCTTACAATTCTGGTGGCACAAACAAAGCCGCCGTCCTCAACGCGCTGGTCGCCGTGCAGTCCCAAAGCACGAACATCGTCGTGCTCATCAAACCGTTTCTCCCGCAGAAATAAACATCCACCAAAATTCACCACGCATTTTTTATGAACATAACCTCCGATCAAATCCGCCAGGACGCCAGCGTCGCTGGCCCCATCATCGACCAGGCCGCGACCATCGGCGCGACGGTTGCGCCGGAATACGCGGCCTTCATCATCCTCGGCGCTGCTGTCGCCAAGGGCGCGCCGAATCTTTTGGCCGATGCCATCGACCTCGCGAACAAGAAAGAGCCCACGCCGGAAGACAACGCCGCTTTCCAGGCCAAGGTCACGGCTCTGCGGAATCCTGAAACCCTTTGAATGGAATTCTTACAAACCATGAAACGCCACGCCAGGGCGGCGATGCATCATCTGCTGGACCGGCCAGTCCGGTGGATGCGCCAGAGCCTGGCACTGTGCGCCCGACACAGCCAACCCTTGCGAGTGACGCTTGCGTTACGGGGGATCGGGCAACCTTCAAAACTTTTCCTGACGATTGGATTTCGCGCCACCTGTGGTGGCACGACCTCGGCCACGGCGGTTACATGAAACCGAAATTTTTCTGATGAATCTCGCCGCCACATCATTTGACCTGGACAACGCCCGCTGCTGCGCCGCGCTGGCCGATGCGGCTTATGGCGATGACACACAGATCATTCCCGGCGCACTCTCCATCAAACTGATCCAGGGCGAGCAAACAGATACGCAAGTGCTGGTCGTGGAATTCCCTGAATACATCTCCGTCAATTTTTGCGGCACTAAAAATCTCAAGGATGCGCTCACGGATGTTAAGATCAAGCGCATGCCCATCGCGGGCGGTTCCGCGCATGTCGGTTTTGTCCAAGCCATCCTGGAGGCGTTCCCCAAACTCGAAGCGTATCTCGCCACGCTTTCCACGCTCAAGCCGCTCATCATCACCGGCCACAGCCTGGGAGGCGCATTGGCCGCGCTCTTCGCCTACCTCTGGGAATTGCGAAATCGAAAATATAAGCCCGGCGCACTGGTGCCTCAATCCATCGCTTTCGTCTATACCTTCGGCAAGCCGCGCGTCTTTGGTCGGCTCGCGCAATTTTCTTACAACGCTGCGTTGCGGTCGCGCACCTTCCGCGTCGTGAACTGCGGCGACCCGGTTCCGCTGCTGCCCGGACTGCTCATCGGTTATCTGCATGAAGGGCAAGAAGCGTTTTTAAGCGACACACCTGTTTTGCATAAAGTGGAACTGCGCATCAATCCCTCGCGCCTCTGGGAAATCTTCAACGACTCGTGGGATTTATACGACGACCTCAAGGACCGCGACTGGTCCGCGCTCCTGGCTTCCGAACATCACATCGAATTTTACCGGACCCAACTTGCGCTGGCATGCGCTGCTTGAATGAATGGACCTTGGCTACATCCAAATCAACGCACCGATGCTCGCATTGGGTTACGACAACGCGCAGCTCGTGGCGTTTTTGCTCAAGTCAATTCCAGCGGAGAAGCACAGCGCCCGGATGAAATATTGGCTGCACGAACTGGAGGCGGGCCTCGTGGCCGGTCAGCATCAATGGAACAATCTCGCCCAGGTGCTGCTCGGTTATGCGCATCTCTACGGATTTCACGCCGATCAGCCCGTGGCGTATTGCGTGAGCATGGCGCAAACGTCCAAGCCGACCGTCACCATCACAACCGATCCTTTCGCGCGCTGGAAAGCGCAACGCGGTGATTAAAAATATGATTCCCATGTTTTCTGAAACCGTAGCCACCAATGTGAACTGGTCGCTGATCTCGACCATTGTCATGGCCATGGCCACGGTCGGCATGTGGCTGGATGCGCGCAAGCAACGCAAGGTCACGCTGGACCAGCCGGTTGATGTTCGCCTGGTGAAAGCTCTCCATGATGAGTTCGCCAAACAGTCGGAACTGCACGCGCTCGGCTTGGTGGTTAAGGACCTCTCCAAACACAACACGGAGAGGCACGGCCAGTTATTCAACAAGATCGCTGACGTGGAACGCCAGGGACGCGAGGCGATGGACCGGCGCTTTGCCACCCTGGCGGAAGACCGGGCTGAATCGCTGGAAAAACTGAATGAACAATTCCAGTTCATCCGCGAAAGCATCGTCGCCATCAATACCGAACTCAAAATAAGGAACGAAGACTAATGACTGCGCGCGAAACCTTGATCGGCAAAAAGATTCTCGACGCCCTGCACGCATTGGACAGCGGGCAGGCCCACACGCTGGCCATCCATGCGGACGTGGGCGGTTACACGCTGTGCAGCGGCACGGAGTTTGACGCCGTGATGGCCGAACTTTCCACGCGTCGCTACGTGGTGGGCATCAAAAGCAAACATCGCGGCATGTTATGGAACATCAGCGATGCCGGTGAAGCCGCGCGATTGGAGATGTGATTATGAAAAAAGAAACTAAATCCGTGTCCATGAGTGTTGCGGCGATCATCGCATGGGGAATTTGCATCATGCTGATCTGTATCGGTGTGGGCGGCTGCATGATGCTCGGCCAGTCGAAGATCGATCTGAAATTTGACAACACCCGCAACGTGCAACCTGCAACTTGCCACCCGCGTTGAATGAATGAGCGCCGACGACAAATTGAAAGGTACCGCGCCTGGGAAACCCAAGAGCGAACTCACGCGGCTCAAGGAAGCCTGGTTGCGCACCCTGTCCGACGAGGCGCGTGTTTATTGGCGGGAACAATTCTGCTCATCGCGCACGCAGTCGGATATCCGGTCGGAGATTTTCAAAAAGTTGAAGATCAATCTACGCGAGGACAATCAGCTTACGTTCTTCCGCCAATGGCTGGGCGAGCAGGATATCCGCGACAAGGAAGCGGAAGCCGTCCAACGGGACGAGGTGGATCTGGATTCCCAGGGATTGAAAGGCGAGGACTTGCGGCGCGAGTTGATCGACCGGATGACGCGTCGCGCACTGGCGCGTGGGGATTTCAAACTTGGCGGCAATGCGGTGAAACTCGGCCAGCGAGAGGAGATCGTGGCAATCGACAAAGGCAAGCTGGCGTTGCTCCAGAAAAAATCCGATGCCTACGATCGTGCGCAAGCGGCTTTGACCAGCGCGAAACAGTCCAAGGGTGGCATCACCAAGGAAACCCTTACTCAGATCGAACGGGAATTAAAACTCTTGTGAAGCGCGCCGACGAAAAATATTTCCTGCCATATCAAGCGGATGTCATCCGCGACCAGTCCGGGCTGATCATTGTCGAGAAAGGCCGGCAGATCGGTTTAAGTTATGCGGTCAGCTATAAGGCTGTGACCTTGTCGGCGTTGAAAAACGGGCGCGACACCTGGGTGATGTCGCGTGATGAGGTTCAGGCCAAACAATTCATTCTCTACTGCAAACGCTGGGCCAACGTCCTGAAATATGCCGCAAACGATCTGGGCGAACAGGTTTTGGAAGATGCCAATGGTAAGCCGTTCAAAGTCCAGGTGCTGACCTTTGCCAGTGGCGCGAGCATCTACGCGCTCAGCTCCAACCCGGATGCCATCGTCGGCAAAACCGGAAATTTCATCGGTGATGAATTCGCCGTCGCTAAAAACCAGCGCGACCTTTATGCGATTTCAAAACAGGTCACGCAATGGGGCGGCCAGTATATTTTAATTTCCACCCATCGCGGCGTGTCATCCGTTTTTAATTCCATCATCACGGATATTAAAGAGCGGAATAATCCGATGGGCTGGTCACTCCACACCATCCCGATCCAGCGCGCCGTAGCGGATGGCCTCGTCAAAAAAATAAACGCCGCCACCGGAAAGAACGAGACCGACGAGGAATGGCTCAGCCGAATGCGCCGCGAGTGTATTGATGAAGAACAATGGTTGCAGGAATACTGCTGCATCCCCGCCGATGAATCCTCCGCCTTCATCACTTACGAGATGATCACCGGCTGCGAGGATGATTCCGCGCTGAAGGATTTTGCGTATCTGGAGAAATGCACCAACCCTCTTTATATCGGGTTCGATGTGGCGCGCAAAAAAGATTTATCGGTCATCGACGTGGAAGAAAAGGTTGGCGACGTATTTTGGGAACGGATGCGCATTGAGATGCTGAAGAAGAAATTTGCCGAGCAGGAATTTGAGCTGTACCGGCTGCTCAAACTTCCCCTGGCGCGCCGCTGCTGTATCGACTCCACCGGCCTGGGCATGCAGCTCGCCGAACGGGCCATTGAGAAGTTTGGCAATTACCGCGTGGAAGCGGTCGGGTTCACCAACCAGGTCAAATCCGACCTCGCCTACCCGCTCCGCGCCGCCCACGAGGACCATACGCTGCGCTATCGCAAAAACGAGAAACTGCGCGCCGATTTGCGCGGCATTAAAAAAGAAACCACCGCCGCCAATAACATCCGCTTCATCGGCGATGGCGACGATTCTCACTGCGACCGTTTCTGGGCCAAAGCCCTGGCGCTGCACGCGGGCCGCACCGCTGGAACGTGGGGCGGCGGCAAGGGGGCCATATTAGTATGATTTTATCTTTTACCAATCCGGCTGACCGCTTTGGGGTTCATGCGCAGGGCATCGCGCATTCCAGGGAGAGCGCGACTGAGCAGCCGGTGCATCCATCGTCCGGACGGATTGGTTTCTTTTCCCCGCCACGCCCCGAACTCGACTGCCCACGTCCGAACTCCCGCTCCCGGGAGCGTGGCGCGCCTCAAGGCATCGTGGCGCGTTTTAAAACGTGTTTAAAAGGGTGGGGGGTCATCTTTAGATCGTTTTTGAGAGGGGTGGAATCATGACCGACGCCTCCCTTGTCGAAAAAATCATGACCTTGGGCCGGTTTGACGCCGCCCGTGCTGGCTGGTTTGCCGCTGTGGGCATTGAAAATCCCTTTGTTCAACGGGATGTGGGCGATGCGGGCGTGGGCATGGTGGTCGGTTCCCAGGGCGTTCCGGCCCAATGGTTCGCCCGCGCCATCGATACTGGCATCGGCGAATCGCTTTCCGCGCCCTATGCCGTTTCGGCCTGGGTGCGCGCCGCTATCAAATATGTCGCCATGCCCATCGCCTCGGTGGATCTGGTGTTCTCGCGTCCCAAGACGGGCGCGGTGATGCGCCGTTTCAAAGGCAAGGGCCAGCGGCTTTACACCAAAGACGGCCCTGTGCAACGCCAGCCGGAGACGGAGGTCGAACTTCCCCAGGTGCGCGCGCTCCTCAAAGAGCCGGTCGCCGGTCTGTCCTACGAAGATTTTGTGGAAGCCAGCATCGGCTGGAAAAAACTCCAGGAATGTTTCTGGGTGCTCGGCGATGACGCCGTGGTTCCGTTCCCGGAGGTTTCCCAAAATCCTTTCAAGCAACTCATCATGGCGCGGCCCGACCGCATGCGCCCCACGACGGAGGCCGGAAAGATTTCCGCGTGGAATTTTACCGATGCCACCGGCAAGGTCTGGGAACTGGACCCGTTGCAGGTCGTGCGCTATCACGGATGGAATCCTTATGATCCCGTGCGCGGCCTGGGAGATTATCCCAGCGCAGCCGTCGCGGCGGAGAGCCACTGGCTCGGCGGCAAGTTCAAACGCAACCTCACCGGCGATAACGACACCGCGCCTATCATCTCCTCCAAGAACGGCGCGCTCTCCGATCCACAGACTGAGCAGATCAAGATGTCGCTCCAGGAACGCCGCGCCGCCCGCATGCGCGGCCAGAGCAAAACTTTATTCCTGCCCGGCGAAGTGGACGTGCATGATCCGAAAATCCTGAGTGTGGACGCCGCGTTCATTGCCGGGATGCTGGAAGACCGCCACGAAATATTTGTGGCCAACGGCGTACCGCCTTCGCTCGCGGACGTGAAGGCCAGTTATTCCATCGGCCAGGCCAGCGATTGGTTTGCGCTCATCTTCAATACCTGCATCCCGGAAGGTAAAAAATTCTGCGGCGCGCTGGAGCGGCTCATCAAGACGCTCACGGGCGAAGATATCGAGGTCGCGCTGGATTGGGATGAACACTACGTCATGCAACAGGTCCGCAGCGAACGCATGAAAGATGCGGACAGTCTTTTTGGCAAGGGCATGCCGGTGAAATCCATCAGCGAATACCTGAAGCTGAACCTGCCGCAATTCGATGGCGATGATGTGGGCTATCTCCCCATCAACATCGTTCCCGTGGGATCTTCGGAGGCCGACACGACGACGGACAATGTCGATTACTCCGAGACGCAGGACAAAGCCGACGATGCACCTGAAGGCGTGAAGGCGATGCTGCGCGCACTCCGCTGTGGCTGTTCAACTCGTAACCCGAAACTCGAAACCCGAAATACCAAGAGCAAAGCTCTTTGGGAATCCCACATGCGCGCCCGCCTGGGCAGCGTGAAGATGTTCCAGAGCAAGGCCAGCAAGCTGTTCAACGAATATCGAATCAAGGCGCTGAAACATCTCGACGCCGTTAAGTCTTTTGCCGATCTCGAATCGCGAATCCCTCAAGGTGCATCCAAACGAAGTTTGGTCGATGTCATCTTTAACGCTGATCTATTCGGCGTGGACCTGGTCAAGGCGCTTGATCCCGTGAGTCGCGTCACGCTGGATACCGCTGGCACAGAGTTGCTGGCGGAGATCGGCAAGGATGATCCGTGGAAGATGCCGCCCGCCAAGGCGCTGAATTATCTGGGCACGCGCAGTCATTGGCTCAAGCGGGTCGGCGCGACCGCTGCCGATCAATTGCAGACCGCGCTGGATGAAGGCAAGAGTGCAGGCGACACCATGGACCAGCTCGCCGACCGCGTGCGCGGCGTGTTCAACAATCTCGGCAAGTTTGAGGCCCGCCGCATCGCCATGACCGAGACCGCGTCTGCTTACGGCTTCGCCCGCCACGAGGCGATGACCAGCGCAGGCATCGAATTCAAAGCCTGGCTCTCCAGCCACGGCCCCAACGTCCGCGAGGCGCACGCGCTCGCTGAAGAAGTCACCCGCGACAATCCTGTGCCGGTTGATGAACCGTTTGATGTGGACGGTGAATCGCTGATGTATCCCGTCGATCCGAGCGGTTCACCCGGGAACATCATCAACTGCCAATGCGTGCAGATCGCCGTACAGAAACCTGAAGGAGAAGAATCATGAGCATCAAGATAAACGAACTACGCAAAAAACTTCCCGGCGTTACTGTGCGCCGCACCGGCGTGATGGGCCTCGGCAAAAAGGTCGAGTTCGAGGGCGGCGGTTTGAAATACCGCGTGGACAAAGGCGCGTTCAAAGATTCCGGCGAAATGGCTGCTGCCATCGCCAGCCGGATCCCTGGCGCAACCATGATTCCCGGCCAACGATGAAAAAACCGTTCTACAACGATTCCGGTTCACTGACCGCCGTGCGGCGCGAGTTGCGCAAGGCGAAATGCGCGGACGTGGTCGCCGTCCAGATCTCCCTGAAGAACTTCTGGAAGCCCTGGGTGTTGTGGCGCGCCATCGTTTTCGTTTTCAAGAATCAGCGCCGTCAAAAAGTCCTGGGCACGATGGTCCGCGCCAAGATGGGTTTCGCCTGGCGAAACGCCATGCCCAAAAAACATCAACGTCAACTCGGCATGCTGCCGCCAGTGGGCCAACAGATGAGCGACCAGATCAACAACCAGCTTTTCAGGGAAGCTATTGGAGCAAAAAAATCATGAAAGCCATACGCCGCACCATTCATCCGGAAGTCCGCATTGTGGACGAGAAACGGTTCATCGCCGAATTTGTCGCCAGCACGGAGACGATTGATTCCTACAACGAAGTCATCCGCGCCGATGGCTGGCTGTTCAGCCGCGTGCAAAAGAATTTTCCCCTGGTCAATTCCCACGACTACTCCGATATCCGCAACACGCTCGGCAAGATCATCGATTACAGCGTGAAGGGCGGCAAGTTGATGAACACGGCGCAATACGCCTGTGAGGTGCAGGAGAATCAATTGGCCATGTTCGCCTGGAAGATGCTCGTCGCCAAATTTCTTCCCGCTGTCAGCGTCGGCTTTGCGCCGATCACTTATGCCTGCCGTTGGGATTCTGATAAAACCAAATACGACGCGCAGTGCTCGGAGCTGCAACTGTCGCGCGACTGCAATCCCAACGTGATTTATATCACCCAGGAGCAGCTCGAACTTTCGCAATGTGTCATCGGCGCGAATCCCGACGCCGTGGCCAAAGCTTACAAGGCCGGTGCCATCACGGATGCCGACCTTGATTTCCTTTCCACCGAACAAGCCAAAAGCAAAATCGCCGACTCGACCGATAGTCCCGCTGCTGTCGAGAAGGCCCGCCAGCGGGTGCGCACGGCATTGTTGATGGAGTTCACCACCAAAATAAAACGTCTGTAAAAATACCGTTTATGAATCCGAAAAATCGAAATCTGAAATTGTGCGCGGTGCCCGTGCTGATGCTCGCCGCGCTGCCGCTGCTCATCATGGTCCTGGCCGCCGCGATGTTCCTCGCTATTCCCGGCAAAGCCATGTGCGCCCTCACTCCGCTGGTCCTGCCGGAAAAAGGCAAAGCCCTGGATGAATCCGAATTCCAGCGCACGCTGATGACTGGCGTCAATGACCTGATGGATGAGCAGGGCAAGTTCAAGTCCGCCCAGCAAAAAGTCCTCGATGACCTGGACCGTTCCGACAAGGAAGTGAAAAAGGCCATGGAGGAACTCACTAAAGTGAAGAATACCACGAACAGCACCTTCGAGGACTTCATGAAGAAGATGGAGAAGGTGCAGAAACAGGTCGCGCTCAATGCACGGTCCAGTTGGCGCAGCCCGGAAGAGCGTGTGTTGGCTGATGAAGAAGTTCGTTTCGGTTTGAATGCAATGGCCCGCTGCGTCCTCGCCACAAAGTTCCCTGGCGAATTCAAGCTCGATGATGCTTTCAAAAAGTATGTCGAAGAGAACAATTCCAAAACGAAAGCGCTGACCGGCGTCGACGCCGGTCTCGGCCAGGCCACTGTGCCCACCGATACCTTCAATCAGATCTACGATCTGCTTTTGGAATACGGTGATTACACCACGCTCGGCGTGCAACGTGTCGGTTCACGTTTGAATGTGCTGCCCATCGCCACCGCCCGCCCGCAGTTCTACTGGATCGGTTCCCAATCAAGTCTGGCAGAGGGCTCGAATATCACGGCTGGCGCATTCACCGGCTCGCAAGTACTCAACGTCATCAACACGCTCGCCGTGCTCATGTATGTCGCCCGCGAGCTGCTCGCCGATTCCACCGTGGATCTCGCGCCCTACGTTCTGAACCAAATGGTCCAGAGCGCCAACTGGGGTCTCGATACCGCCGCGTTCATCGGCAACGGCAACGCCGACACCACCAACGCCGGTTACATCGGCATCTTCAACGCCGCGCTCGCCAATACTAACATGGCTTACAGCGCTGCCGCTGGCCGTACCACGGTCTCCGCGACGAAGCTGGATGACTGGGTGAATGCCACCCTCACCGTTTCTCCCCAGGTGCTGAATCGTAAACCGAAATGGTGGATGCATTCCCAGATGATCGCGCGCGCCGCGCTCATCCGTGATAACAACGGACGCCCCATCTTCCAGACCTGGCAGGAAGTGCCGAATCCTGGCAGCATCGGCAGCATTCTCGGCGCTCCCGTGCATCCTACGGCCATCGCGCCGACCACGGATGGCGCAAGCCAGCCCATCGCCGTCTTCGGCGAAGGTGCGGCCCAATCCGTCCTCATCCGCCAGGACCTCGAACTCGCGACGAGCGACGACATCGGCTTCCCGCAAAACCTGCGCGCCTTTCGTGCACTGGTCCGTGCCGGTGTGAAAATGAAAACGCAGGCCGCGAGCACCACGCTCAAGCCCTTCGCCGTGCTGTCCACTGCGGCAGCCTAACCGATGGTTTAACCGAAACAATTCATCGAATAAAAGCCATGAAATCTGAAACCGAACTTAAGAACCTGCCGCCCGAAGAGCGCCAGAAAATCGTCATCGAACTGCAACAGGTCAAGACCGGCGACAAAGCATATGCCAACGCCAAAGCCATCATCGACCTGATCGAAAATTCCAAGGGGTACGAAAAACCGGACAAGCTTCGCGTGAAAAACATCTCCGGCCATGCCGTGACCGTGGATGATGTTGTCATCGCTCCAGACGCGACGGGGAGTGTCTACACCTGGCAATACCACGCGCTCGCCCGTTTCCTGCAACCGGAAGCTGCTTATGAGAATCATTTGTCCGAGCTTTCTGAGAAACAGCAAGCACTGGACAAGAAGACTGATGCCGCCAACCAGCCGCAGACCGTCGATCTCGGCAAGGTGGTGCCGGAAGCGATTGCCAAAGGCTTTGAAAGCCTGAAGACAAAAGCCGCCGCGCTCATCCTGCTCGCCTTCCTGTTGTGCTTCGCCACCACGGCCAAAGCGCAGAATCAAACAACCGTGTTTGGTTCGCCTGCGGGAGCATGGACGGTAGGGGTCGCTGGTTTGATTCCCGGCTCAACCAATAGCTGGGCGGGAACCAACAATTCCTTCAGCGCCACGGTGCTCACCACCAACTTCATTAATCAACCCTCGGTCACGTATAGCAACGGTGTAGCCTACTTCACCACGAACAGTGCGGTTGGCAGCATCCTCACTAATACGCCCGGCTTGGTTTACATGGGTGATTGGGACGCCTTCGGTATTACCTGGTCATTCCAGACGGTCGGCGGCGGCACCCAGCCTTGCACGAATACCTGGGACATCTCCGATGACCTCGCGACCTGGCAAACCAACTGGATGGTCTTGTACGGACCAGGCGGCGCCATTGGCGCCCCCACTACCGGCAGCACCAACGTCACCGGATTCCATCATAATTGGATTCGCCTGGGACAATGGTACATGGCTACTAACGTGGCTTCCGCCGCGAACCAATTCACGAATACCGTCATGGAAGTCACCCGTAAACACTTCCGCAGCGGCCAATAAACCGCATTTAAAAATCGCTTAACGCTATGCAAAAACAACCGCCAGCGGATCGGATGATCAAATCACAGGACACTGTGACGCGCGCCCGCCCGCTGGCGGTTTCTCCTAAAACCGTCGAACGCCCGAAGGCCAGGACAGAAGATGTCCTTCCCAAATCGGCAATCGTAAATCGTAAATTGATATGACCAGCACAGTTAAACGATGGATCGAAGATCGGGGCTACGGCTTCATCTACAATCCTACGGCGGTCGGCAAGGACATCTTTGTCCATCACCGCAACATTAAAGGCACCGGCCACAAAACCTTGCGTGAAGGACATCGCGTCGAATTTGAAACCATCGAAACCGCTGAAGGCTTTGAGGCGTTGAACGTCCGCCAACCCTGATCTATGAACTGTGGCCTTTCCAATCTCACCGCGCTGAAGAATCAAATCCTCGCGCCCGGTCTCGCGGTCGCGACCGACTTCGACAGCGATATCCAGATGGTCGGCCTCGCGGTCGCAGGTGCGTTCGACTCCAACTGCAATCGCAAATTCGCTTTCCTCGCTGATGAACAGGAAACCGTCACCGGCGACCGCTCGCATTGGTACGTCAATCGTTTCCCGTTCATCTCGTTTTCCAAGATCGAGCTTCAATTTTTCCGCACCGATGCCTGGACCGATATCTCCGGCCAGCCCGTGAGCCAGAATCCATCCACCGGCCTCGTGCATTTCGGTTTCACCCTGGGCCGCTCGCCGCTCATGGTGCGCCTCACTTACAGCGGCGGCTATTTCTTTGAAACGCTGGAGGCAGCAGATCCCGGTTATCCCTCTGTAAAACCAGATGGCGCAACCGCCTTGCCCACCGACCTCCAAGCCATGTTCTTCCTGCAATGCAAGCGCGTGTGGGAATCCCTGGACAAGATCGGCGACAAGATCTCCGAGGTGGGACCGGGCGAAAAGGGCGGGCGTTTTGAACTTGGCATCGGCGGACTCGAACTCGCGCCCATCATAAAAAACTTTTTATCAAACAAAATCCGTTACCAGGTCACATGAGCGAATCATTCTCCATCAAAGTTTCCGGCGATGCGCTCCAGGTGATGGAACGCATCAAAGACCGCGCTGGGCTTATGCACGCCCTCGCCGGTGCGGTGGATAAACAAAATCAATTTTCTGTTGGGCGCATCGTGCAGGACCGCATGAATGGCGTCGGGCCGTTTCCTCCGGAGCAACATCGCCTCGGCTTCCGCACCGGTTTGCTCAAAGGTTCGTTGCACGCCTCCGCCGCCCAGGTCTCCGGCGATGGCATACGGAGCGCCATCGGCTCCAATGTCAGATACGCGGCCATCCACGAATTTGGCGGGGTCATCCATCATCCGCGCCGAGTCGGCTTTGTGCGTTTGCGCACGGATGCCAAAGGCAACCAACTGCGCCGGGGCAATCTCGCCATCTTTGCCAGCCGCGCCCACAAACGGTTTGAATCCGTTCGCTACCAGGCCGGCGCTTACGATGTGACCATGCCGGAACGTTCGCCCGTGCGCACCGGCATTGCCGACCGCGCAGCCGACTACTCCCGTGCCCTCGGCACCGCCATAATCAACTTTTGGACCAAGGAAAATTCATGAGCGCGCCCGATACCAAATTCCTCCGCGCCTTCCAGGATCACACGGAGATGAAACTCAACAGCGAGTCGCTGTTGCAATACGTCGCCATTGTCTCCCAGCGCAAACAAGTGAAGCTGGATGCCACCAAGCGCGTTGCCCCGCACATCGCCGGGCGCAACGGCAAAGTCGGCGCCGGCTTGCTCATTGGCCTGCCCGTCATCGATCCTGCCGATAACGACGTGCCCGGCGCGCAGATGGTGGTGAAGCTGCCCATCGATATCCTCGTCAAAGACGATCTCAGCCTGGTGTTGAGCAATGGCGCGGGCGTCAGCGCGGAAGAGGTCCTCGTCATCACCTGGCAATTGCTCCATCAGTTCCTGAACAAATATCTTGGCACCGGCAATTGGACCGTGGCTGGCGCAGACCCTATCGAGGACCAGCGCGGCGCGTATGGTTATCAGCTCGTCCTGGAAGTTCGTTTCGGTTCCGATCAACCGGATAAAACTCCCACGCCCACATTTTCACTCGCGGGCGGCAACGTCACCCTCACGCCGTTTCCGGGCAGCACCGCCTATTACACGCTCGATGGCTCGTTTCCCGCGAACAGCGCCACCATCAATCCAGCCACGCACCTTTACGCCGCGCCCTTCGCCGTCACCAGCGGCCAGACCGTCCTCTGGGCCGCCTACCAGGCTAACTACATCAGCAGCGATGTCTGGGCCGAAACCATCCCTTGAACAATAACCAAAAACCAAATCACCAAATGAAAATCATCCGTCACACAAAAGCCTCGCTCACCAACCTCGACAATGTCACCCGCGATCACCATCGCGTGTTTTTGTTCGGATTCCAGATCGCTGGATGGCGAACAAAACACAAGAGCCGCCCGTCTGATTGGATGCGTAGGCAGGTGCGGCTCGCACCTTTGCTCCTTTGCGTCTTTGCGTTGAACGTCTCGACCTCCCGCGCTGGCCTGTTCTCCTTCTTTGGCAACCTGCCCACCGTCAAAGCCAGTTCATCCACCAATTCACCGCTCGTGCAGGTCGGCACGTTCACTTTTAACGGTGCCACACTCTTCCTCTCGAATGGTGGCACGGCGATCCCTACCAACCTCACCGCGATCCCGATGCTCACGTTCGATGCCACCGGCACAAACTTTTGGCTGTTCGCGCAGCAGGTTCATCCGTCGCAATCCATCGCCACCAATAACGAAGGTTTTGTGATCACCAACTTCACCGTCCCGGTTTATGGCGCGCTCCGCCTCATCAACACCACCAACGTGGATCAGACCGCAGGCGCTTCCGCCAACATCAACTGAATAAAATTATGCAACGAAGCAACTTGATCATCGGCCCCGGTTACGCCACGCGTAACGGCTTTAACTTCCGCTACGACGACGGCGGCGCGCGCGTCAAGTTCATGAAAAAATTCCGCGAAGTTTCCGCTGAGGAATTTGGCCGCTTCGATTCCACCCAATACGACCGCCAGATCGAGATCAGCATCAAGCTCTGGAGCGGTTACGAGAATCTCGCCGCGCTTTTCCCGTCGTCGATGCTCACGCCCACCATCGGCGGTCGTATCATGCCCAGCGGCTCGGATGTGCCCTTCACGTTCAACGCCCAGGACGGCGGGCGCGTCGTTGTGGCCAATACCGCCATCACCGCCTTCACCAATCTCACGCTAAGCACCGAGAAAAATCTGTGGAGCGCTGATCTCAAATCCATCGGCCTGCTCAAGAGCGGCGCGTTGCCCACCGATGCCAACGCGTATTTCACCGAATCCACCGGCAACAGTTACGCCGCGCCGTCGTTCACCAAATCCAACTTCCTCGCCCCTGCGCCCGTCGTCTCCTGGGGCGCTCGCGCTGGCTTCACCTCCATGGCCATGCGCAAAGGCCTCGCCATCGATGGCAAGTTCGAGATCAATTGGGAACCCGGCTTTGTGGATGGTTATGGCACGCTCGATGGCGTCATTGATGGCTTCGAGGCCAGCGCCAAAGGCCAGCCCATCGGTCCCACGCTCGCGCAATACCTCAATGGCCTCGGCTACGGCACCGCGTTCGGCGCGCTGCAATCCACCGCCAACACCGACGACCTCGTTATCACCGCCAGCGGCCTGGCCATCACCTTGCCTCAATCCTTCATCGAAGACGCTGGCGACGGCATCGCGTATGCCCGCAAAACCCAGCGCCTCCCGGAAACCACCTGGCGCACCACCGTCCCGTTCAGCGCCGGCGCGCCCGCCGCCCGCGCCGCTATTGGATAACCTGACACCTGACACACAAAAAACCTGACACTAAAATTAATATGAAAATCGCCCTCATCGCCTCATCCGTCGCCGCCCTCGCCGCGCAACTCGCGCCCAAAGGCGTCACCCCGCCCACCGCCGACGACATCATTGCCGCCGTGCCGTCCGACAAAGCCGATCTGCTCACCGGCCTGGAAGCCGATGCCAGGACCATCAACGGCCTCCGCGACAAATACGCCCCGCTCGTCGCCGGTGCGCCACACCTGGTCAACACCATCGGCGGCCTCCGCACCTCCGTGAATTGTGCCGAACAATACGCCGAGAGCGTTTTGAAAACCGCCATGCACAAACTCATCACGCCAGCGCCGGAAATGCCCGCTGCACCGGTCGCCGCGAAAACTCCCAAGGCCGCGTAAATCAAATATCGTAAATCGTAAATCCAGATGGAGATCACCGCTTATGACACCGCGAAAGTGCCGACCATCCTCGGCACCGTCGCCGTGGACCGCGCCGATCAGATCTGGGCCAAGGCGCTCAAGTCCACCTCGCGCCGGTCGCTCGAACCCGTGTTCTGCTACGAATCACCCGCGCCCACCATCGTGGACAATGTCGGCACGAGCGAAAACTTTTCCTTTCGCGCCGACCGTTCCTTTGGCAATTCAGCCATCTCGCCCGGCCAGGCCCTCGCGCTCATCGCTAAACATCGCGCCGCCGTCCCGCGTCTCTGCGCCGCCGTTAAATTCGTCCAGACCGGCACCACCATCTGGCTCGTCAATTGCGGAATCACCGGCGTTGATGTCGCCGAAAAGAACGGCGCTTACATCGGTTTTGACTACACCGTCATCGGCGGCAGTTGGTCCCTCATCAACCCCTTAACCACATGAGCGTCGCACGCACAGCCAGATTCGCCGTCGAAGAACGCACCTGGGTGGCCGCCCAATCGGCCTTTGACGGTTCCTCCTCCGTCAAACATCCCGCTGGCAATCCGCTGCGCCTCGATGTCTTCCTGCTCACCGGTGGCAATCCCATCACCGACGTTTCTATCACTGCCGTCTCGGCCTCCATCCTCGCCAAAGATTTCACCGGCGATTCGTTTGCCGATGCCGTCAGCGCGAGTTTTGATGTCACGGTTAATACCACAACCTGGCAGGCGGGCACCGCTCAGAGTGCCACCATTAATTTTACCGGCGCACAATTGGAATTGCCCATCGCTGACGGCCAGGAATCCCAGGACTACGTCATCGTCCTTTATTTCAGCGATACCACTTTTGGCTATATCACCCTCACCATCGTCCGCGATGGCGTGCCGACTGGAGAGTTGCCGGTCCAGAGCGGCAACATTGTGCCCGGGGGCGCGACCTACGATGGCTCCGGCCACTACACCCTCACCGTCATCGCGAGCACTTACTATATCATCGGCTTCGGCACACACGATGCCTCCGTGGATAACGGCAGCGACAACTACACCGATTCCTTGCACGTCTTTCAAGCCGCAGGCTCAACCGTTTTGCTGCACGGTACCGCCAGCGCCACCGTGACGGCCGTAGTGCGGCCCAATCCCGTCGCCACTACCGCGCTCGCCCAGCAGATCGCCTCGCAAGGTTCTGTGACCATCTATGACCATCTGTGGGTGAAATCAAAAGACAGCGCGCTCTATTACAAAGTGCGTATCAGCGATGCGGGCGGATTTCCCGCGCTCAATGTTGATGAAACCTCTGGAACTGCGACCCCATCATGACCATGAAACGATTCTCCCTCTTTGCGATCCTTGTGTTCTTTGTGGCCAATGCTTCCGGCATCAGCGGCCTAATGATCGGCGATGACCGCGTGGCCTTGCAGACCAACATCACGTTTAAGGGCGTGACCACCTTCACCAACCTGACGCCGGGTCAGCGCGTCGTTCTCAGCAACGGCACCGTGCAGGCGTCTTCACTCGTGGCCACGGGCACCGTGAGCGCTGCCGTCATCAGCGGCACCGCCTTCACCGGCAGCGCCAGCGGCCTAGCCCATTACATCACCACCAATCTCGATGGGACCATCGATCCCGCGCAAGCGCCCGCCCTCGCGAAAACCTACGAAGACACCCGCACTGTCACCGACGCGAATTGCAACGTCACCAATTTTATGGTTGGCGGTTCGATCATCTTCGCATCCACCACCAATGCGGTCCATGTGTCGGCTGCCGGCGAACAGAATGCCATCGGCAATTTTGCCACCAACGGCATGACCGGCGTGGTGACCAATCTCATCACAAACATTTCCATCCAAAAAATCTCCAGCCTTTATTATTTCGTGCAAACCAATGGCGCGCTCCTGTATTCCAGCCCCACTCTCTTCTCTGCCAGTTGGACTCAGATCACCGGCGCGTTGCCCACGCCGATCACCACGCCCGGAAACATCTTTGATTCCAGCACCATCGCGACCATCGGGGCTACGCTCGGAACGATCCTACTCGGCTTTACGCCATACACGCCTGCCCAGGTGGACGCCGCCAATAGCGCAATGTCCAATTCCATAATAAATCTATCGACCAATTATGTGCCCTCTCGTGCGGTCGCCTCGGCGAGCTTTACCGGATACGCGCTTGAGGAGACCAATGGCCCGACGCATCCAGGGCCGAACCCGTTGGGGCTGCTCAATCCCTATCTACTGGATTCGCATACAAACCTGGCGGCGCACCTTGATATTTTTGGGGTATTGATATTTGAGCAGAATCCGACGCGCCACTCGGACGATGCGGCATTTCTGACCGTTAATGACTTATCGAGCACTTCATTTTATGCGCCAATTGACGGGAGTGGTTTGGCAAACGTGGTAAAAGAGGAATACATCCACGGAGCTGGAACGCTCTCTATCAACGGAGGGACATTTATTATTTCCCCCAATACCGACCCATTAGCGAAGCAATATGCCTTGGATGCGGAAGAGGCGATACTAGGTCAAGGAGCGATTTCAGTTGATTCATCCATTGTTCTCTTTGAGCAGCAAGACCAGACGAATTGCTTCGCCTATGCCGCCGAAGGTGCAGTAGCAGGTGGTGCGTTTGTTGGTTCTCAATCCTGCTACTCGTCTGCCGCTGATGGCGGGCTGGCTTCTGGCAACTTCGACGGCTCCTCTTTTTGTTCAGCGACGGCAGGTGAAGGCGGTTCGATTGCAGCCGCACAGTTCAGCGATTCATCGAACTGCACGGTGTTCGCTCAGGCTTCCAGCTTTGCCGGTTTGGACGCCGGGACGGGAGCAACAAACATACACCTGAACGGTTCAGGGTTTATTTACGGCAGCTTGCCCGGAGCGTCTAACGTGACGGTGACTGGTGTGAATTCGATTCTCTTAGTCCAGGATACCACGAATTATACCGCCACATTTACCAGGGCATTTGGAATAATTTACAAAGGAATTTTTTCCGGCTTCGACGGCACAAAATTTATCGGCAACGCTTCCGGCCTCACCAACCTCAACGCCTCATCGCTCGCCAGCGGCACCATGCCAATGGACAGACTTAACCCCAACATCCAGACCAACGCCATTTCTTTTCTCACCAGCACCAACGGCTATTTTTACCCCTCTGCGACGAACAACGGCGTCATCACCTTTGCGTTTCAAATCACCAACACGCCCGGTTCCACCATTAGTAGCACAATCCCTCAGTCCACGCTGCCCGTCTTCCCTTACGGCAACCTGCGCTTTTCGCTCGGCACCCTGGCAACCTTCGGCGGGAGCAGCTCCTATGAACGCCTGACTAATTTCAACCAGTTCGCCTCCAACAATTTCACTGGCGATCTCGGCCAGGGCACCATGACCAATACCATCGCCGGGTTTTATACAGAAAACTCCACCATAGTTGTCGAGAGCGGCAACGATGCCAACCCCATTTATGTGGAAGGCTTTTTCACCAATGGCGTTTTAGCTGGCGTGGAGATTCAAAATAATTTTGCCAACCAATTCGCGGGCGGCACCGTAGACCTTTCCTTCAACCAAACCGGCCAGACATTTTTTCTCCCGGCCGGGACGCGGTGCGAATGGAAAATAAAACAGACGGGCGGCGGCGGCCCGGAAAGCTACGATCTCAAATCCGCGAGCGTCCGCCTTCAATACAAACCGTGATGAATTATGGGTGATGAAAACAAAGCACTTTCGATTGACATTATCCTGAACCTCCTCGGCCAGGGCAAAGTCGCCGAGGCCACGGCGTCACTTCAGCAGTTCAAGAAACAAGCCGAGGACGCCGGTCAAAAAGGAAAGGAGGGCGCGGGCGAAGCCGAGCTTGGCCATCGTCAACTCGCCGCCATCGTCCAACGCCTGGCCGGAAATGATTTTCCCGAACTCGGCCACGCCATTTCGCACCTGGCTTTCGGGGGCACGGTCGTTGGTTCCATCTACGCCATCGTCGGGCTGATTGAGATGGTCCGGCACTCCGTCGAAGCTTATCAGGAAAAGCTCCACGAGATTGAAGTGGATTCCAGCAAAGCCATCTTCCTGCCCGGCATCGAGAAGAAACTGGAGATCGCCCGCCAGGTCGTAGACGCGCTGGCCGATTATCAGCGCGCCATCGATCAACAGCAGGCCGCTGAACACAACGTCACCGCCGAACTTGCCGAGCAGCTCGTCCTGCACGCCGCCATTCGTGCCGCCCAACAAAGCCAGTTGGAAGCCGAGCACACCCTCGCCGTCGCCAAACTCGAACAGGACAAAGCCCTCGGCAATATCACGCCCGTGGACGCCGCCATCCAGAAAGGCGAGATCGAGAAACAATATCTTCGCGACAAAGCCAAAGCCCAGCATGATGCCACTCAACAGCAAATCTCTGATGAACTCGCCGCCGCCCAGGCCGCCGCCAAGAAGCAGGACGATCTCGTCAAAAATAAAAAGGACGCTGACCAGGCCGTGGCTGATGAGAAGGACCGGCAACGCGAACTCGATGAAGACTTGAGCGATTTCGACGAAAAAGATGTGGCCGCTGCCCGCATCAAAGCGGGCGGTCTCACCCAGGATGAGCTGCGGGAAAAGCTGGCCCAAAACGCGCAAGACGCCAAAGACACTGCCGGTGAAGACCCGCTTGGATTTGTCGCCGCCGAAAGAGCGCGTCTGGAACAACAACTCCAGGCCGCGCAGACCCGCGACGAATTTGACAAGCTCACCGTCCGGAAAACTGAAATCGCCCGCGACAATCCTTTACATGGACTGGAAGCTGCCGCTGCCGAAGCCACCAAACTTGCGGAAGACAATAACAAGGTCCGGCTCGACGCCGATAAAAAAGCCAAAGACCTCACCGAGCAATACAATGGTGCTTTGGCCGCCCGCAATGCCGCGCTGGCTGCCCAGATCAAAGCCATCGATGCAGGCACCCAATCCGAACTCGGTCGCGCCACCGGCCTCGGCCCCAATGGCAATACCCAGGAGCGCGGCGCGCAACAGCAGGGTATCCTCACGCTCGCAGCACTGGCGGACATTATTTCACGCGGAGAGGCGGCGCGCAAAGACTTCAACGAAGGCCGCGTCAACCAATCGCTCAATCCGGAAGCCTTCAAACGCAACCAGCGCGATATTGCCGCCGAAGATGCCATTCCGCAGTCACAGAAAGATTTGGTCAAAGCCCTCGGCGACTTTTCCAACCAGCACCAGAACACCATGCAACAGGCGGCGAATATCATCGGCAAACTGAATGACACGCCCGATGCTTTCCTCGCCACCCTGACTAAGCTCGTCAGCAAAGCGGAAAGCAATGATGTCATCGCCCGCAATCTGTTGGATCGCGTCACGAATCTTGAATCACGCGGCAGCCTGCCCAATCGCGGCCAATGAGCTACACCCTAGAATATTTCCCCGCCGATGGCTCATCCTCCATCAAGCAATCGCTCGCCGTCTGGGGCTTTGAGAAATCATGGTCCGGTTCCTTCCGTTCACTGGTCCCTGATGAGCTACGCCTGGTCATCGTTAAAACCCGCGCCGCCATCCTCGATACCTTCCAGCCGCGCTCACAATTCATCCTGCGCGATGGTAGCAACAACATTATTTTCCAGGGTGTCAACAGCAGCGACGGCAATCGCCGCGCCGGTCCCAACGCCAGCACCATCACCTTCACCATCTCCGGCCCGTGGTGGTGGTTGGAGGGATTGCCCTTCTCGCGCACCGTCCATACCGATTATTGGGCGGGCGGCGCGGTCGGCCTGCCGCCCCACGTCGTCTTCGATACCGAACTCACCAGCTTCAACATGAACCGCACGCTCGATGGCACCTTCCAGGCCACCCGCGCGCAGCTCACCGAGATTCTGAATTTCGCCATCGGCAAAGGCGCTAACTTCCAGTTCAACTCCACCGAATTGCCGGACTTCGCCATTCTGCCACAGCCCTGGCAAAACGGTTTATGTGCAAATGCCATTCGCGGCCAGCTCGCCGACGTGGACGCCGTGGTGTGGTTCGATCACTCCACCTTGCCGCCCACGCTGCATATCAAACAATCCGTCGATTGCACCGCCGTCAGCCGCACGCTTGGCGCAATCAACCAGGTCATTGAATGGACGTTGAACCGTCGCGACGATCTGCGCGTGCCCTACGTGGCGCTCACCTTCATCGGCGGCGTGGTCCAGAACGGTGTCACCTTCAACAATCCGCAGACCTACACCTATCCCACGCCGCGCCCCACCGGCGCGTTGAACAATTTTTATCCGTTGGTGGCCACCATCCCGCTCAATCCGCTCGTCATCAACACCACGCAAGCGCGCATATATACTATAGCCATCACCAGCGACCTCGCCTGGCTGAAGGCTGTGCGCCCTGAGTACGATCCCGCCCAAAATCCCAAAGCGGCGGATGAATACCAAAACCTCACCGTCACCAACGTCGCCCGGCAAACTACCTTGCCGCGCATGTTCATCCCGGAGAAAGGCAACTACGCCTCCTGGATGGGCGGCACCGTCATCCGCGAGACCATTACCGTCACCATCTCTTACTCGCGCAAAGTCACCGCCATCCTCAGCAACAAGGTCCAGACGCACACCATCACCATTCCCGTCCTCGCCACCGACCTCAACGCCAATGGTATCAATGGCTCATTGCTCACCAGCCCGCCGAACATCACCGCCATCGGCGAAAATCCGGCCGATTTTTCCTCATTGCCTCAGACCATCTACAACACGCTCAATGCTCCGTGTTACGAAGGCACCATCAAATGCCTGGAAGCCAGTTCGCAGGGCTGGATCAGCATCGGCAACGTCGTGAATCTCCTCGGTGCTGCCGCCATTTGCCGCCCGGAATGGAACACCATGCGCGCACTGGTCCATGAAGTGGAATTTGAAACGCACGGCGGCGCATCGTTCTGGGTTACCGTCCACGTCGGCACCAACAAGAAGATCACCGCTGGCCAATACCGCGAACGCATCGAGGCCCAACGCCTTTTGCGCCCGGAGTTCAATTACAATTATTCCGGTGCCACCTTCAACGTCCAATCCGGCAGCGTCGAGATTCCCGATCAGCGCGCTGGCAACGGCAGCACCGATAACGAACCAATCTTTTCCGAGCACACGATCATTTCCACGCCCGCTGGCGATGGCTCCAGCTATCTCATCCGCCAAAGCTCGGATGGCAATGCTGGAGTGCCTGTGCTGGAAATAAAAAAAGTCGATGCCACCGGCGCAGTCATTCCCACCGTGCCTCAACTCTCCCTCACACCGAACGATATGCCCGGCGCACCGAGCGGCACAGTCGCCAAAATGCGCGATTGGGGCAGCGGCATTTCTGTTCTTTCCACTGGCGTCGCGTCCATCACGGGCGGTGGCGTCAAAATGATGATCATCTCCGAGATTGATGGGGATTATTTGAAAGCCAAAGATTGGGACACCGTTTCCGCTGGCGCCGAACACAAAGTCGCCAAGCCTGGCCATTTCCGACAGTCCCACACCAGCGAGACCATCGAAGGCATCGCGTTCAACTACCAATATTTCGACAGCAACGAACGCTTGTCGGATGACGGCACGCAATCCGAATATCAAGTCGTCGTTCCCCCTTACAACATTGGCGATGTTATCTACGTCGCCACCGCCTCACCGCACAGCGGCGTGATCGATATCGCGGGCATCCCGCCAACCGGAAGCAACACCTATATCACGCTCATCGAAGTCTTGCCCGCCCGCATGTGGTGCCGCAAATACAACCAGGGTTAA